TCCACAAAGACGTAACCAATTACCTTTAACTCGTAATGATGTTAAATGGGAACCATTTATTGAGTTCTGGATGCGTAAGTCTATGTTAGAATTAAAGGTTAAACGTATGATCTGGGCTAAGCCTGGTACCGTTAAGACCAATGGTTCTAAGCAAGAATTAAAGCGTACATCTGCTGGTGTATACCACAGAATGCGTAACAACGGTAACTTAGTTCAATACAACCGTGGTGAGTTCACTGCAAACTTGATTCGTTCTGTGTTTGGTGACTTATTCTACCGTCGTGTGGATGTTAAGGATCGTAGAGTTAAAATGTACACTAACGAAGCTGGTTTCGATGTGTTCCAACAAGCTCTTAAAAATGATGCACTTAATTCTGGTTTAACTTTCATGGCTGATTCTGGTAATCGCTACATGCAAGGAGAAGGTCAACACATCACTTACAACTTTGCATTCGATGCAATGGTTACACGTGAAACAGGTCGTGTTGAACTAATTCACTTAAAAGAATTAGACCTTCCTCAAACTAACTTAGAATTTGGTCAGAATAAAAAATCTACTCCTGTATTCATGGTGTTTGATGTATCTCCAATGAGCGATGGTTCAATGGTAAACAACATCCGTGAAGTACGTATGAAGGGTGCTCCTTCAATGACTTGGGGTTATATCGATGGAACTCGTCACCACTTAGGTTTTGCTAAGTCTCAAGGTATGAGTTCTGCGAACAAATTCCCTGGTTATGAGATTTGGATGAAAGACCGTTGTGATGTATTTATCGAAGATTTATCACGTACAGTGCTAATCGAAGAAATTCCACAATTCTAATCTTAGGATTAGACATAACCTACCGAGAAGAATTCCCCCCCACTGCTCCAAGTGGGGGAGTCTTCTCACACAGATGGATGGGTACAGATTATATGTCTGTATCGCACTCTCTTCGCTGAGAACCCATCTGCAACAATAAACCAAACAAAAAACAACTACATATGGGTAAGATAGGAAAAATCTCTACTTTAAAGAAAGATTACAACAACTCTCAGTTACAAACTATGCAAGGTGGACTTGCACAGAAAGGTTTGACCAGGATCCCTGGAACAGGTGTATTTAAGTATCCTTACAAGGAACTTGATGGACAGTACAGAACTGGTTTAGATCCTAATGCTGCATACATTCGCAGAATGGGTGATAGTCTTGAAAGAGAAATGGAAGTTGAAAGAGTTACAGCACTTAGACAAAAACTTGAAGCGTCTTTAGGTGATGTTGATTTAGGTCCTCGTTCTAGTTTCTGGAACTATGGATTGTCTACATCTACAGATGATACATTACATGTACAAGCTGTTAAGTTAATGGATGGTGATAACTACTTTGATTTCTCTAATCCTTTTCAAGAATTAGCTTTCGCATGGTTAAGAGTTCATCCAACAATTGCTTCTAGCTATCAAGCTTGGGAGCGTGGTGAAGTTCCTGCAGATACACAATTTTACGTTGCTGATGATGAAATTGAGAATGCAGTGATATTCAAGAAGAAACAATTGATCAACAAGGCTATTGTCAAGTTTGATGCAATGACTCCTGAAAAGAAACGCAAGGTAGCAAGATTGTTAGGATTACCTGTTACAGAGGATACTAAAGAAGAATCTGTATACAACCAGGTAGACAACCTATTAAAACAAACAGAATTCAAGAATGGTAAACATGCTGGTTTAAACCCTGTAGAGGTGTTCAGCAGATTTGCAGATATGAAGGAAAACTTACTCCATATTAAAGACTTGGTTAAACAGGCTATCGCTCACTCAGTATATCGTTTAAAACCTAATGGTAAGGTGTACGAAGGTGAATTTGAGATTGCTAAGGATGAAGATGATTTAGTTAAATTCCTTGCTGATGATGATAACCAAGACGAATTATTAACCTTGGAAGGAAAATTAAAAACTAAGAAAATAGCTTCTGTATGATACCCGTAGATAGTTTATTATATAAAATCGACCAGAAACTAAATAAACTATCAACGAACGAACACCAACAGATTCAATTAGAAGATAAGATTTTAGCCTTGAATGAGGCTCAGATCAAATTGATCAAACAAAAGGTTGATGGTCAAAACACAGTCTCTGGTCTAGGTCTAGATGCTTTCAAGAAGCGTTACGAGGACCTACAAAGTTTGGTGGTAACTTATAACCATCAACCTCTTGACTTAACAATCAAGAACCCTGAATTAAATCAATGGTCAGCTGGACTACACCAACTCACTCCAAAGTACATGTTCTATATTGATAGTTATGTAATTGCGGATAAAGGTTTGTGTAAGGATAGAAAAATATGGATTAATAGAGATTTAACTAAGCATGGCGATTTGCAATTTTGCTTAACTAACACTCACTACAAACCATCATTTGAATATCAAGAAACGTTCAACTCCCTATCTTCTGATGAGATCTCTATATTTACTGACGGTACATTTGTACCAAAGAAAATATACGTTTCTTACATGAGATACCCAGTGTACATTAATAAGACTGGATATGTAATGTTAGATGGACAAGACTCATACGATGCTGATTGTGAACTTGAGACATACCTGGAAGATGAATTGTTAGACTTAACAGTTCAGAACCTAGCAATGTACACAGAGAATGCATCTGCAGCTCAAAGTGCTCAGTTTAGAATTCAGACAAACGAATAGTTATTTTCACAATTTAAATAAAACAAAATGGCTGATTTTTCATTAACTACGCTCTTCGTAGTGCCAGTAGGAAACTCTCTACCTAGCCCTGGTACATCTACGCAAGACTTGACCGCAGGTCAATTTGGTATCTTTAGAAGCGATTACTCTGTAGCTACTGCAGGTAACATTGCTGCTAAACCATACTTCTATTTAGCTCAAGGTAGAACAAACACTTACTTACAAGGTTCTAAGCGTTCTGACAAGATTGCTTCTAGTCAAGTTAGCGAGTGGTATAAAGTGGTTGGTAACCCAGTTGCTGCTAACCAAGTAACTGAAGTTGGTGGCTTCGTTGTAAAACCAGGTGATGTTGTAACATTCACATTACGTGCTCATTCTTCTTACATTGACACATTGTATTTCAACGGTTTCACCCGTTCTATTACAGTTGTTGCTCCTTGTTTAGAGTGTGGTGGCGATCCTTGTGCAGATGTTGATGTACCTGCTTTCATTGATCAAGCTATCTTAAAGTTTGAACAAGCTGCTCCAGGTAACAACCCTGACAACATTAGCTTTAACACTTTCTATCAATTCCAAAGAGTTGGTAACGATGCTAACGCTAAATTAGTTATCTCTGGTAAACCATTAACTAAGTATGGTCAACCATGTGATGTGGCTGCATTCCCTTGGGAATACGATCGTATGTACTTCCGTACATTCGTGTATTCTGGTCCTGCAACTACTGCTGACTTTATCGTTGCTGACAATTGTAACATCGTTGCTGAGGCTGTAGTTACTCAACGTGCTTCTTATGTATCTGGTACTTCAGATGAAATCAAGCAATTAGAGAAAAACTTCTATAGCTACCAAGCTGGTTACCTTAAGCATTTGTACAGAATGGTTGGTTACAACGAGAACTTTGAGTCTTGGGTATCTGACGGTACTACTTATGATACTTACTATGTTAAGTTCAATGAGTATGACAAGTCTGCTTACAAGTGGGGTGATTACATCATCGAAGATAGCACTGTAATCCTTGCTATTCCTAGTGGTGCAACTGCTGCAATCGAAGCAATCCTAGTAGCTGGTTTAGGTCCTGTAACTGATGATAGCGGTCCTATCACAAGTACTACTTCTACTACAACTACTGTTTGGCCTAGTACTTCAACAACAACTACTTTGATTCCTTAATAGAATACAAGTAGAATCATATAACCTATGCCAGAGGGTGAGAGGATATTTCTCAAGTCCTCTGGCATATTTATTTTAAAGACATGACCTTAGATATACTGGTAATACCAACTTATAATACATTAACATTAGGTGTGGCAGATGCATCAACTTATGATACAAATCCTCCTGTTGTTACTTCTCCAACCATTGAAATAACAATGCCTGGATTTGCACCTGTATCTCTACCTTTTAACGTTAATGACTTTAATATATTTAACTCTGCTTCATTAGGACTTAGTGTTGTAGGATCTCCATTGATTCCTCTTCCTGATGGAATCTATACAATAACATATTCTGTTGCTCCTGCATATCAGAACTTTGTTACCAAAACCATCATTCGTGTTGAGCAATTACAAGAGAAATTTGATAATGCGTTCATGAAGCTTGATATGATGGAATGTGACCTTGCTATCAAGACACAAGCTAAAGTGGATTTAAATAGTGTATATTACATGATTCAGGGTGCTATTGCTGCAGCTAATAACTGTGCTGTAGACACTTCTAATAAGTTATATATACAAGCAAACAAAATGCTTAATAATTTTATTAAAACCAATTGTGGTTGTTCAGGAAACAACTATATAATCAATTTCCAATAACATGGCAAACTGTAGAGAATGCGGCCTAAGAGTAGGCTGTGGTTGTCAATTAATTAATGGCTTATGTTCAGCCTGTAATAACAAGCTGAAGCAAGCAACTCAAAGAATAAAAAATGTTATCACCAAGGCTTACAAACTGTATTGATTGTGCAAGTATTCCTGCACTCTTAACTGATATTGATTGCAAGTTAACAAGCTTGGCAAATAATCAATATAACAATATTGTGTTCTCTTTAAACTATCCTGTACCAGGAGTTGTAATTGGTGACTTACTAAATTATAAAAGGATCTTGGCTTACAAGTTCTGTAACCCTGACTACTGTAGTCACTTTACTGTACAGATGATAGCTAGTAAAGTAAAAATCTTAATTCATAAATAATTTATAAAATGTCTTGTACAAATTGCTATAACGGTTGTGTAGAGATTGTTTCTGATAAATGTGTTAGATATACAGGAGAATCTGTTCCTTCCTTAGGAATAGACACTGGTGATAACCTTCTTGTTGTAGAACAGTCTCTTATTGATAAAGTGGTTAGTTTCCTAGATGGAACAGGAATATCTATCACTATAAGTTCAGAAGATTATTGTAACTTAGTTACACAGTATCTTCCTCCTTGTTTTCCAGAATGTGGAAACCCTTCTGCTTTAGACTTATTTACAGCTTTAGTAAAAGCTGCTTGTGATTTACAAGTGCAAGTTGATGCTGTAGAAGCTGATATTGCTGTACTAAATGCTAACTATGATGTAGACTGTCTTACAGGAGTAACTGCTTCTTCTGACACACATGCTATAGTTCAAGCTGTTATTACAAAGCTTTGTGACCTAGGTGTAGACTTAGCAGCATTAGCTTTAGACTTAGACACTAACTATGTAAAGCTTTCTGATTTAAATACATTAATCCAAGCTTACTTAGATAGTATCACTCCTTCTGACCAGTATTACACAAGAATGGTTCCTTATACAGCTGTAGAATATTATGGCTCATTAGGTAACTTTGACATCACTGGAGCAGGCAATGCTGTAGATGGGTTTGATAAAATCTACCTATGTAATGGCTTAAATGGAACTCCAGATAAAAGAGGACGTGTTCCTGTAGGTGCTATTGTTGGTGTAGGTGGTGGAGCTCTAGATGCTGCTGTAGATCCTATCTACACTGGTAATCCTAACTATGCTCTAGGAGATGGTGGTGGTGCTAACCAAGTTACATTAAACAGTACACAAATCCCTGCACACTCACATTCTGCTACAGTGGTTGATCCTGGTCACTTCACAGCTATTAAAACAGCTACATCAGTTTTAGCTGAGTGGGATTGGAATAGTACAAATGACGGTAACCCTATCACAAGAATAGAAAACATTGCAGGTAATAGAGTGGGTACTGAACAAGTAGCCACTACAACAACTAAAGCCTATACAGGTGTAACTGTAACAAACGGTAACACAGGTGGTGGATTGGCTCATGCTAACATTCAGCCTGTACGTGCGTGCTACTACATCATGTACATTCCTTAATCGATTAAACTAAATTATAATGGCTTGCGTACCTGGTACCCCTTGCTTTGAAAATACATCAAATGCCTATTATCCACAGAACTGTAATAATGGGTGGTTTGCTGGTTATCCTATTCCTACATCATCTATTCAATACAACGGTCCCAATCTTCCTAACTCAGGAGTGGATACAGGGGATGGTATGAATGTAGCCATGCAGAAATTGGATAATGCACTTGAGCCTATAGAGTTAGTACAAACCCTTATCACTGTAATCAATCAGAATCCATCTTTACAGGTGATGTTCTGTACATTGGTAAACTCTTGTATCTATACTACTACAACATCAACTACAACAGTAACACCTACTACAACAACTACATCATCTAGTTCTACTTCAACTACAACTAGCACATCTACTAGCACATCAACTTCTACTAGTACATCTACTACTAGCACAACAACTACTGCTACACCAACTACCACTACTACTACAACTTCTGCAATATCCTATGGTGTAAATTTCCGTCCTAGAAGCTCTTCTTCAACTTCTCAACAATTTAAAATTTGGTTTAGTACTGATTTTGGAGGAACATGGACATTATGGACTACATCAACTTTACCTCTAGCTGTATATTCTTCTTGGGATGCTTATGGAGGATTGTCATTCAATGGTGGTCAAACTATATATTTTGGATTAACTGATTTATCTGATAATGATATTCAATTTGGTACAGGTGTAGGCAACTTAGATAATGATTTCACAAGTTTGTGTGGTCGTTCTAATCCTTATATTATAAATAATATTAGTAGCAACACAATTACTTACTTGAATGTAAATGCAAGTGGAGGTAGTTTGATTAATTGTCCTATACCAACAACTACAACCACTACAACAACCCCTTAATAAACCATAATATGACAGTATTAATTACATTAACGACAGCTGGTTCTTCAACAGGACCATTCAGTCTATATTCAGATGCAAACTCATATTCTACACCATTTGAAACAGGTGTAGCAAAATCTAGTTTGTTAGCTGGATACACATCTACATTAGTTCCAAGTGGCACAACAATCATTCGTGTTATGTCTACAGGAACCTGTACAAACTATACAGATTTATCTATAGTGCCATGTACTACAACTACAACAACTAGTAGCACTAGTAGCACTACTACAACAACAACTACAGCTGCTCCATGTCAGCAGATATACTTATACCCTACCAACGCTAATGCTTGTGACCATCTTGGAAGCTTGACATTATTTGATGTTGATAGTGTGTTAACTCCTACAAGATTGTGGGTAGCAGGTGAATGTGGAATTACTCCTGTAGTGGGAGGTAACCAATGGTATTCTCAAGGACCTGGTGCAGACAGCTACCAAGTAGATAATGGTGGTTTCATCGTTGCTACAACAGCTTGTCCATAAAATATCAAAAACCTTGTTTTGTTGGTTTTACAAGGTATCCCCTGGCCTTTCTAGGCTGGGGGTTTTTGTTTAAACTCTAATCAAATTGATTAATGTATATAATTGATTTGGTTAATAAAATTTTGTAAATATGAAAATTAGTTCGTACCTTTACACTAATTTTAACTAAATTAAACCATATATGCCTGAAAATCAATCCTTGCTTCAACAGCTAGAAGAGATCCTACATTGGAAAAAGAGTAAAAAGTTCTATGCTGATAAGCTTGGAATTACAGAACTAGAGGTGGATGAGTTATTAAATGCGTTAAGAAATCAAGAGAAGAGTGAGGAAGATGCTGAGGTTGGAAACTACATTGCTGAGTTAGAGAATGTAATCATTAAGTTTACAGAGGACATAAGCAAGGGTACAGGAGAGGTAGTAGCTAACTTTAGCGAAGAAGTTAAAAGCTTAGATGAACTAATTGAGAAGTGTCACATAGACACAGATAAATGGGAAATAACTAAATACGTACAGAACTTCTGGGGGAATAACGGAAATCCTCATTGGCAAGTAAAAGCCTGGTTAGGAAAGAAGTCTACAGAGCAAGTATTTCAAGATAGCTTTGTAGACTTTTTAGCTTCATATCAGCCTGTTAGTCAGGAAGTTATGAGTCCTAAGTTTGTTCCAGAGAAGCCAAACGGTATGTTAGTTATCAACAAACAAGACTCTCATTTAAACAAATGGGATGTAGATGGTGATAATGATGTAACAAGTAGAATGGCTAAGATTATGTATAAGGTGGATGTGATAGCTACACAGGCTCAACTTTCAAACAACCTAGAAGAGATTACATACATTATTGGCTCTGATGAGTTTAATAGTGAATACACCAATGCAACTACAAAAGGAACCCCTCAACAGAATACACATACATACCATAATTCATTTGAGTATATATGTAACCATGAGGTGTTAATGATTACAATGTTATTACAACATGCTAAACATGTTAATGTTGTGTATGTAGCTGGTAATCATGATGAGTTTGTAGGATGGCATATGGTTAATTGGTTACAAACGTATTTTAGAAATACAGACAGACTTACAATTGATGACTCTCCTAAATATAGAAAGTATGTAAGTTATGGCAATTCAGCATTAATGTTCAATCATGGGGATGCGATTAAGCCAGCTAAACTTGCAGCACTATTCCCAATAGAATATAGAGACCAATGGTCATTCCACCATAACTTCTATATATTCACAGGAGATAAACATCACGAAGTGAGTCATGACTTTAACGGTATTAAATTTTACCAAATTCCAGCTTTCTCAAATGCTAAGAGCCTTTGGGATGATAAGATGGGTCACACAATGTCTAAAGGTGAAGTGACAGCATTCTTAATCGATCAAGCTGAAGGAATGACAAATATATTCAAACAGTATTTATAATGGCAACTTTAAGGAAATTAGTTTCAGATGTGCGTGCAATGCACAAATTGTTATCAACAGATAACCTCATCACTGATAGAGTGGTGGCATCTGAGATTAAGAACAACACACTTTTATTAGTAAAACGTGAAACAAATCTCAGAAAGCTTTGGGCTACTGATACTTTGTTTACTACCATTCCTTGTTTGGAATTGGTAGAAGTTCCTATTTCTGAATGTTGTGATTATGTGGATCCTTGCACAGTTGCTAGAACAAAATTTAAACTTCCTCGTATATGCGAGGGTAATTACCAATATATCATTCAAGGTGTTTATTCAATAAACGCAATGAGTGGACAAGGCAAAAAGTTGAAAGAGACTACTATCAATAGATATATCAATCTCTTAAAACTTCCAATCATCAAGAACGAACAATACTATTGGATTTCAAATGGTTACTTATACGTAAATAACCCTTTGTTACAAGCTGTTAGAATTGCTGCTTTCTTTGAAGAAGATGTTCCTAATGAGATCATGTTTGCTGAGTGCTGCTGCAGTGATAATATTAATCTAGAAGAGTATTGTAAAAATCCTCTAGATAAAGAATATGGCTGCCCTGGATATTTAGAAAAGCAAGTGCTAGAACTTACATCTCAAAAGCTGTTATCTACATACTTCAGACTGAAGACAGATCAAACGCAAGATGGGGTGGATGGTCAAGCACCAAACACAACCAATGCTAACTAATGCGAACAAAAGTTGATTGGAGAAGCTCCAGTAAAGAAAACTACAATAATTTCTGTAAAAAGAACCCTTCTGTAAAAATCTCATTTGACCAATGGAGAAATATAATCTATTTGTACAATGAGAGTTTTAAGAACTACATCCTAGAAACAGGAGAGAAAGCTAGACTTCCTTTTGGTTTTGGTGAGTTCTCTATTAACAAGAAGAAAAGAAAAAAGATGAAAACCATCGATGGTAAGGAGTTTGTTAACTTACCAGTAGATTGGAAGAAGTCTAAAGAGAAGGGTAAAATCATCTACAATTTTAATTACCACACTGAAGGATATTTCTTCGGATGGATGTGGTTTAGAGAGTCTGCCAGATTCAAGAATATGAAACTGTGGTACTTTAAACCTTCTCGTACAACCTCAAGGTTGTTATCTCACTACCTAAAAACCAACGATCAATATCAACATATTTATCGTGAATGGAAAAAATAAATTAAATGTCATATTATTACAAGTATAACTTCATCTCCCCAGAGCCTGTCTATGCGACTGTTAAAGAAGAGTTTAAAAGCTACTTCGATACAGGTGCTGTAGATGATTTGTTATTCCCTACATACCTGGATAAATGTCTTAGGAAACTAGGAAGGTCTTCTTATGTTATTAGCGAACAGCTTCTATACATTGAGGATTTTGAAGCTAGACTTCCTGATAACTTCTTTGCTGTAAGGGAAGCTTGGTTGTGTACATCAATCCCTGGTTATCCATACCAAACAGCTAACTCATTCTACTCTCAAGCTGCTTCTCAAACAACAATACAGGTTAGTCCTGTTATTTCTGGAGGAGCTCCTTGTACCAACCTAGAATGTACAACAGGATGTCCTACGTGCATGCCTGAGCTAATCCAAGCTGTATACAAGACCAATCAACAAGTAGCTGTAGAATACCACAGACAATACCTATTAAAACCAGGTAATATATCTGTTAAAGCACATTGTGATTTACAGTGTGCAAACTTTGGTAGTTCTGCTGCTGACTCATTTGATATTAGAGATAATAAGTTTGTTACCAACTTTAGAAATGGTGTAGTTCACTTAGTGTTCTATTCTACAGCTTATGATGGAGCAGGTAATGAGTTGATTCCAGATAACTATCGTATTAGAGAGTTTGTTGAGGCTTTCATCAAATACAAAATGATGGAAACTCTTACCAATCAAACTAATGATGAAACATACAATCAGCTAGAGAGGAAGATGATGAATTATAAGCAACAAGCTGATGAAGCGTTTATCATGGCTGATATTGAGGTGAAGAAGCAAGATGCTTGGACTAAGCAACGAAGAATAATACAGGATTTGAATAGATTTAACAGATACGAATTACCAAATAGAAGCTACAGATATGGCTGGAGAAGAAACAACTAATATTAGACAAGAGTATAACAATGCTACTGCTGGCTTAAATTTAGACCAATCTGTAAATCAGATTCCTAAAGGTACGCTAACTTATGCATTGAATGCATCTGTTGAAAACTTTGACTCAGATTCTGTAAACTATCAGAATGAGCCAGGGAACGAGCTATGTCTAAACTTTCCTACAAACTATCAATTAATAGGAACCCATTTTATTGTTGAACAAAACAAACATATATTCTTTTTAGCTAACCCTGAAACAGGAGATAGTCAGATTGGATATATGGATAATAATGATTGTGTCTATCGTATATACGTAAGTTCTAAATGTTTAGGATTTGATATAAACTATCCTATTCTTAAAGCTGTTCACAAGATTACAAACTGCACTACAGAAGTGTATTGGACAGATGGTCTTAATCCTAGAAGATATATAGACCTAAACAATATTCCATATAAGTTAGCTCCTACAGCTGATTTATGTAACCCTATCTATACCAATGAACTTGATTGTAACCAATTAAACGTTCAACCTAATTTTAACATTCCTTCATTAGATATAACAGATGTTGTTACTGGTGGTGACCTCACTGCTGGTACATACCAGTTTGCTATTCAGTATTCTGATGCTGCTGGTAATCCATACACATCTTACTACTCTGTTACCAATCCTACTCCTATTGCTAATCCTGATGTCACTACACCAGAGTTCTCTTACCAAGTTGGTAAGTCTATTGTAGTTAGCATTAGTAACTTAGATACCACTGGACAATTCCAGTATTTTAACCTTGCTGTAATTAAAACAGTAAATGCAATCACTTCTGTTGAACTTGTTGGTACATATTTTATAGAGGATGACACTAGAGCTATAACTTATACAGGACAGAATGTTACACAGATTCGTCTTGCAATTGCTGATATATTTGAGAAATACCCATACTATGAGGTAGCTCAAGACTTAACCACTGCACAAGATATCCTTATCTGGGATAACTTAACTTCTATTGATAGAATTAACTATCAATCAATCGCTAGCCAAATTGATCTTAAATGGGAAACATACAGAATCCCTAGTTCAGAAACTTATGCTGATGAGCTAAATGCTACAAATCTTAGAGGTTATCTAAGAGATGAGGTGTATGCTTTTGAGATAGTGTTCCTATTAAGTAACGGTAAGCAAACAGATGGTTTTCACATTCCAGGTAGAATGATTAGTGCTAACGAGGGTTCTCAACCAGATGTCCCTAGTAGCAATCCTGATTTCATTGGAGAAGGAACAATTGCTCCTTATTGGAAGATTTATAACACAGCATCTGTAACAGGATTTTCTCCTGCGTACACACCAACTCAATCATACAAAGGACCTTACCAATATGGTGAGTTTGCTTATTGGGAATCAACAGATACCTATCCATGTAATGTGGATGTATGGGGAACTCTTGCTGGTCAACCTATCAGACATCACAAGTTTCCTGATGTATTAGTAAGTCCTATATTTGAAAGTCCTACGTACACATTAGGTGGTGCATTTGCTCCAGTGATGCAGAACGATGCTATATTCCCAATGGGTGTAAAGATTGATGTTCAACAAGTTGCATCTTTAGTGTATTCATCTAATCTTACACAAGCACAGAAAGAAAGTGTTGTAGGATTTAAGATTGTAAGAGGAGATAGAAGTACAAACAGATCTATTGTAGGTAAGGGTATCCTTAGAAACGTAGGTAAATACAAAAGAGAAGAAACAGAATACTACTTCCCTAACTATCCATATAACGATCTTAGTGAGGATGAATTCCTTCTTGAAAACAACAATGCTTATTGTTCAGAATGTATTACGTATAATGTAGTTACAACAGGATCTACTGTTATAGAATATACAGACTGTTTTTCAAATACATTGATAAGTGAAACACTTGTTTCATCTCCAACTAATATATTCTCTCTTAGCACACCTGTCATCAGTTCTGGTTCAGCAGTTGTAACTGTGGTGCCTTATGATACTTATAGATTAAGTAGCAATAGTACCACTACATTTGAATCCAAAGATCCATTAACAGGTAATACTGTTGTCACCATAGTTAATGTTGGAGCTATTCAGTTTGTTAACTCCACTACGGTTCCAACAATCATTGGTGGTACATCAGATGCTACAGTTAACAAACTTGCAACTAGAAACTCTCTAAAATATCCTAATAAGCTAAATGCATTTGCTACAGATGAGTCTAAATACAGAATGGTATTTAACTCACCTGAAACATCTTTTGGACAACCTTTCTTAGGTACTGTTCTTAAGCTTGAGAATGTGATGTTTGGTGGTGGTATAGCTCACTTTGTAGAAGTTAAGAAGAACGCAATGTACAAGCTTCTTACAGCAGAGGCTCAATATGATGCTCTTGTTTCTAGTGAAGCTATTGCTGCTATCACACCAACATTCAATGCCTCAGCTATGTTTGCTGCATATCAGGCATACCTAACCATTTACATAAATGGAATCACTAGAAGAAACTACGGTTATTCATTTAACTCAATAGCTAGCTATGATTACAGTGGAAACATTGACAATGGTTTAGGAATCAAACAAAGACAATTAGATAACTCTCAATATGTATTCCCTGGAGTACAATCTGTAAGTGACTTACACGATTTCAACAACTTCAATAGAGAATCATCTATATATTTAAAGACAGTTGATGCCAGAGATGGTTTATCTGTAATACCTTTACCATTCCCTAATCAGACTCCTAGTCTATTAGTTGGTGGTACAAGTGGTATCTCTGATACATCAAGATTTACAATATCACAAAAGAACAACTGTTCTGTACCGAATAAGAATGAAGCTATTAATGTAGTTTCTTATTATGGATCTTTAAAGAACATATTTGTTAACCAATGGGGTCAGATATATTCTTACGATACAATTGATACAGGATTCCAAGAGAACATTGATATTAACAACTTCATGTTCTCTACACCTAAGTCAGCTACTGTCTTTGGTGGAGATACATTTATTAATAGATTTGCATTTAAGACAAAGCTTCCATTCTTTATTGATAATAGAGTGAATGCTCCTGATGACAGTGATGTGTTCTATGATGAGATTGGTAATGTGGGTTATCCACAATACTGGCACTCAGCTAGATCTATCTTACAAGATTATAGTTTAAATGCAGGTGCTGGTCCAGTGCTAAAGAATATGATTTCTTATAAGGCTCATAACTTTGACTGTCCTAACAATCAATCTCCTGCACCTAATCCATCAGCAAACCCTCCTGTAGTAAATCCTAATAGAACCTTCTATGATGGAAAGATGTACATGTTTGCTTATGGTATTCCTTCTTTCTATTGTGAGAGTTCATATAACGTTGACCTACGTCAAGCATTTAATAACTTAGAAGGTGATTTCTACCCACATGTGAGCTCAGGTATTCCTGACAACTGGTTACAGCAATCTGTTGTACCTATCACTTTTGATAATACATATTATTATAATGTAACTTTCTCAAAGCAGAATAGAGAGAATGTATTTACTCACTTACCTGCTGATTGGGAAGAACAACTTTGTTTTACCAAATACCCATTTAGAGCTGTTTATTCTGATGCTCAGAGTGCATACGCTGATAACAAGGTGAACAGATGGTTAACTTATAGAGCTACATCATTCTTTGATTTTCCTCAAAACTTTGGTGATCTTGTATCATTAGATGGTATTCAGAACAAGGCTATTCTAGCTAGATTTGAGAACAAGTCATTGTTATACAATACAATGCTTACCATTCAAACTAGTAATCCACAAGCTGCTTACCTAGGAAACGATACACTATTTAGGAGTGCTCCTCCAATTGACTTTGCAGAAACAGATCTTGGATATGTAGGAAGTCAGAATAAGATGTTATTAAAGATTCCTCAAGGACAAATCACTGTAGATGCTAAGAGAGGACAAGTGTTCTTGATTGAGGGTTTACAGGCTACAGATTTGTCTGCATTTGGTTCAGGGCTTAATAAGTTCTTTACAGACCATTTAGCATTTGAAATCTTACGTTACTTCCCTAATGTAAACACAGATAACCATTATAATGGTATTGGCTTACATGGAGTGTATGATAGCAAGTATGACAGGGTTATTATATCTAAACTAGATTATATTCCTAATAGTAAAGACATCAAATACGATGCTGTAACTAAGGAATTCTATATAGAAAGAGTGCTAGGTGGTAGCACAATCAAAACAACTATTAGTGTTTATGACCAAGAGTACTTCTGTAACAAGTCATGGACTCTATCATTCAGTATGAATACAAAGAGTTGGATAAGCTTCCATAGCTACATTCCTAACTTCTACATTGCTGAGAATAACTTCTTCTATTCTGGATTGAATGGTGGATGTGATCTAGAAGCAATTGCTTTCTCTGAAATTCCTTGTACAACCACCACAACCACATCAACAACAAAAGATTGTAGAATAATAGGTACAGCTGTTGATCTATGTGTAGATTGTACAATAGTGGGTACAGCAGTTGATACTTGTTGTATAATTGGTACAGCTGTAGAAGTGTGCACCACCACTACAACTACCACTAGTTTATTTATATGGTATCAACTGACAAACTGTGAAGATAGCTCTATAGAGTACTCTGAATCATATCCATTTGGAACATTTGCAATTAATGATAGAGTAACTTCTCCAGGAAACACTTGGGTAGTTACAGGATCTTTAACTATTGATCCAGGCGGTATGTTATATGCAATCACAGCAACAGGCTTTACTGACTGTCCAGCCACCACAACAACTACTACTACTATAGCTCCGTAATTGATTAATATATGTCTAAAGTAATAACAATAAAATTAACAAAGGCTGGTGTTAGAACTGGACCGTTTAAGATTTCTGATAACTACGGAAATGTCTTAGGAACTAACATTCCTAGGAGCCAAGTTATTTCTGGAATCACCTATTCGGTGAGTGATGAGGTTACTGTTATTATCATAGAATCAATAGGAAAATGTAAGACAAGATTACAAATGCCTATAGAGGAACTATGTATTACTGATATAGCAGCTATTGAGTTTATTCCTACAAACACTGCATCATTGTGGAAGCACCTAGCTAACACATTGATTTACAATACGTTCTATGGAAACATAGAACCATATGTCATTGAATACCCATTTGCTTATGAGTATTTTGATGAAATCTTACAGAATGTAAAAGATTACACTAAGGCATACAGATACCTACCTATCCCTGATGGTGTGTTTAATGATAACGCTAAGATAGAAACAAACACAGTTTATTTCAATAAAGCTGTTCTATACAATGGACAACAGTCTTCTGGTATATTAGAACTAGCTCCTAAGCCAATCAACAACCTCAAGGAATACATGAAGTATCCTGTATATAACGCTGATAGTAAGACAATTACGTTTACCAAATCAGATAATTTTTATCAATATAACACATTCTGGTCATTGGTTAAAGATAAATCCGTACCTTTGTTTGTGACTGGTTGTGACTCATTATCTATAGATAAGGTTGTAAATCAACCTAATATGGATTACGGCAAACGTTCATTTAAAAAGGAACCCCTACGTGCGAAGGATTTAAAGGTGAGACACATCCTTGATAATAGATCAGATGCCCATTTAATAAGTCAATTTATTATCACACCTGCTCAAATCTCTTATAAGTAATGGCTAACAATATTAACTGTACATGTGGACATTCTTGGAGCAAAGCAAGCTCTAGCAAGAAAGATATGTATGTATGTCATATGTGTGGAAAGGATAACACCATGAAAGATGGAGGTTGGCTAGATAACTATGGTAAGAAGCCTAATCCTAATGATGTAGAAGTATCAACAGGTCCTGGTTTTGTAGGTATGGGTAATGATACAACAGGTAGAAACTATTCTCCTGCATGGGGTGGACAGTTTCAAATGGGTGGTATATTAGGTAAAACATTCTTACAACCAACTAGTTCTAAGTTACCTAAAGGATGGAATCCAGAAGCTAAAGGATATTCAACAGAATATTCTACTACAGTAGGAAAAGATGGAGAATACTATTTGGTTCCTGGTTTTAAACATGGAAAACTTGTTTCTGATCCAGAGAAAGAATTTTATGGTACAGGAGAATTGTTAGGTGGTCCATTTAAAACAATTCAGTCTGCTCAAGATTTTGCTGACAGAAGACATAAATATGTAGAACAAGGTAAACCAATCCCTTCTCCTATAAAAACATATGATTATCTTAAGTTTGCTATGGGTGGAAGTATGCCAGGTGCTGTAGGATTCACGTACGCACGTACAGCTGGATCTGCTCCTAGTAATGGTAAGTATGCAAAGAAGACAAAAGCTTCTGCACAGAACGGTAAAGGATTAGGAAGTTCAAAACAACCTACATATCTAACTTTTGATACTAATGATCCAGCATTTCAATCTACTGAGGCTAATGATTTCTCTATCTTTGATCGAAATAACTTTGAAAATGTAAAGAAGAATTTAACAGATTACATGAGTTCTCCTCTGTATCTAGATAGACTTTCTAAAAGCATACCTAATAAAAATGCTGCAAATAAGGCACAACAGGATAGACTTAAGAACGTAGAGAATCTTAAATTGAATCTAGGTGAGAATACAAATTATTATAAAGGTGTTGTCAATCTTGGTTATTATGACCCTAATGATAATGCGGCAATTGTTCATGAAATGTCACATGGAGCAGCTCCAACTTGGTATGGAAATAAAAATGAATTTCTTGATAATGTTATACATTCTGTTTTTCAAAAAAATCAAGATCTTAGAAATAAAGAATTAAGTAAATTAAACATACCATTAAGTAGTGAGTATATTAGTGATATAGAATCAACATATGCTAATTCTAACTATAAGCCATTTCAAGATGAACACTATAGACCAAAAGATAAAAGTAAAACACAACAACAAGTTGCAGCTAATGAGACTTATGGAGATCTAAATGCAATAAGACAACTATTGTTTGAGAATAAAGTTACCGATAAATTTGGACAAGAATTAACTCCAGACATTTGGAATAAAGCTTTAGAAGACAGAAAGATTTTAAACAATCCTCTGTTAAAGAGAATGAAGTTGAAATTTAGCGATGAGGACATCATTAAGATGAATAATGAGGTGGCTAAGAACAATAGCATGATTCCTATTGATAGAGCACAGAATGGTAAGGAGATGAAATTCTACCAAGAAGGATTAGATTTCAAACCTAATAGTATTGCTCAGGATGGTAAAGAAGTAACATATACTCATAAGCCAGGAATGTTATATGATGATAGTGGAATGATAATGCTTGGACCTGGTGAACATTACATGTTAAAAAGAACAGTTACTCCTTATACAAGTAAAAGAGATATTAAAAAGTTTACTCAAACTCCTACTGATCCAAGACAAGTAAATTTTTTGTCTAATTATGCTGGTGCTAAAGGTGAACCATTACGTTCTACTTACGGACCTTATCCTACATCTGTTCCTGTTGAAGGAGCTCAACACTGGAACATTGATAGATTTATTATTGACCCTCAAGCTAGTCGTAACTATGGAAACTTAGAGAACGATAACTCTAGTAAGAAAGAAATAAAGAATAATATTCTTGCTGACATGTATAAATACTACATGCTACAGAATGAGGGAGATAGAGATGATGCATGGAAACAAGCTAATAAGTTTGTAAGACAAGAAATAAATCCAAAACTAAAAGGTCCTGTCTATAATAGTTACTTAAGAGATCGCGCACCCATGGCTAATTTGGATGGTATAGATACTCTTATTAAAGATCAGTACATGCATGATTATAACTCTGTGAGAAACGAAGCTTTTGCAGAGTACCCCGATGTACAAAGAACAGATGATGATGGTAACTTGGTTTTTGATAACAGTGGTAATCCTGTAATGAGGTCTAATCGGTCTACTATAGCTCAAGACTTTTTAAAGAATCCGATATCTAAAAACTATGCAAAAAGGTTTGGCATGGATTGGTTGATGAAATATAAAGGGTTATCTAGAAAAGAAGCTAAGAACACTTTAAATAAAACAAAAAAAATTCCTAATTTTGAAGAATATAAAGAATATAAGGGTGAAACAATGGATTCAAATCCATCAAAATGGGAAGATGGTGGAGCTATTGTAGACCCAATGGGACAATGGGCACACCCAGGAGAAGTAACCATCATACCATCTACAGACATAACAATGGAAGGGGTAGATTATCCCGTACTAGGAATATCTGATACAGGGGATCAACAAATGATGTACCCTGGAGAAGACTACCAATTTGATGGTGAGTATGTTACAGAATATCCAATGATGAAAGAGGGTGGCTGGTTAAGTAAGTATCAAGATGGGGGTGGTGGTTTATCTAGATCTAATCTAGCAATGATGGCAAATCTTACTAAAGATATTAAAAATCAGAAAGCTAGAAATGCTCAAGAAACTGTTTCTCAGTACACTCCAAAACCAGGAGACCAACAAAGAATGAATGCAGCAAAAGATGCATATAGAGCAGAAGAAGCAAAACCATTAAACAAACTTGCTAACAATCCAAATGTTGAAGCAGCTGCTAAAAATTTACCTGGTGCTGTGGAGTTTGCATTAAATGTTATGACTGCTGGGGAAGCTACAGCAGCATTAAATGCAGTAGCTAAACCACTTATAAAATCAATTGGTAAACAAGTTGCTACTAAAATTGAAAAGATAGCTGCAGCTAAGGCTGCAAAAAGAGTATTTGAACCAGCAGAACAAGAAGCAATGGATGAGTGGTATAGAGTAGCGATGCTTCCTAAAACAACAAATCAAGAAAACATTGATGTCTTAAATGCTTTTAAAGAAAGAATTAAAACTCCAGAAGGAAAAAGAAGATTAAAACAATTAGGTATAAGTGATACTAAGAGTTTACAAAAACTTAATGTATATGATGAGCCTAATACTTATGGAGTTTATTATGGTGGTATGAATAAGATTGGTGTTCATCCTAAATTAGATGCAACATCTTCTAAAAATATAGTGAGACATGAGATTGAACATGGTGTACAAAGCGCATATGTTGACAGTGAATTACAAAGACTAGCATTAAAAGAGTGGCCTTGGAACGCTAAAAAAATCCAAGCTGCTAGAGAAAATCTTGCAAATAATGAAACTACTAATATAGATAAATTATTAGGTGATTTAGAATTAAGAAGAAAACCTACTCCTGATAAAGTTTGGGATAGTAGTATTAGCTCAGAGTCTATTGCTGATCCAAGTGATTTACCTGAACGGTTAGCTAATAAACAAAATGCAACTGATTATTTTTCAACAGGTTCTGAAGGAAAAGAAAAAGCTCCATTTGTTGCTGAGCTTCAACAATACATGTTAGATAAAGGATATATAAATCATCCTTATGAATATATAAGTCCAGAAAAAGTTAAAGAGGTAATGGGTGAAGCTTACTTTGATAAGGTGTATCCACTTAGGATATTTCAGATAATGAAGAACACAGACAAAAATCATAAGTTGGTGTCGGATGCTTTAAATAAATTATTAGCAGTACCTCCTATTGTAGCAGGTGGGGCAGCAGCATTAACTGATTCTAAACAAAAAGAAAACGGTGGTTGGTTAACCAAATATAAATAAAACACACAAACGTTCAATATGAAAGATCAAATCCTTAAGATCGCAGGAGTTAAATCTGAGAAGGAATTCTACAAGAAGTTTCCTACAGAAAAAGCATTTATGGCTAAACATGGTAAAGCATTTAAGAAGGCTGCTATGGGTAAGACAATGGTGGCACAACAGTTGACACAATTGACTGACTTTGCTAATCCTCCTCAAGCTGAAATAGGTGCATACATAGGTGGTGACACTTATCAAAATGCTGCTTTTAAATATGGTGATTTTGCTGATGAAGCAGATGCTAGCATCACAGGTAATGCTGCTCCAGTTAAAGTTCAGAACGTTCAACCTCCTGCAGCTGGTGCACAACAGAGCCCATATGCTTTTGATGCAGGCACTACAGGAATGCAAAATATAGATTGGGAAGAAGTAGGAGCTGATGTGCTTCCACAGTTAATGCAAATGCAAGGAGGTGGTATTGTTCCTGGACAACCTGTACGTGCATCTCGTCAAGCACCTGCTGCTAATATGACTGGTATTGGAAACATGTTAAGTAATAAACAGTTTCAACAAGGTGCTATAAAACAAGCTAAAGGTTTAAAAGCTGCCCCATTTACAAAACCTTCTTTAGGTAGTAAAATTGGTTCTGGATTATTGAACAACGCTGGTAATATTGTACAAGGTATTAACATGCTTAAGGATGAAAAAGAACAAAAACAAATGGCAAAACAATCAGCTGCATTAAGTGGTGTGGTTGGTAAAGCTGCTGGTTTAAGAGGAGAAATAAGCAAACGTAAATATGTTAGACCTGAAGACATGACTGTTCAGCCTGGTCAATTAGGTAATCCTTATGGGGAAGGAACCACTCCTTTAGTAATGCAA